TATAATAAGAATAACCGGAAATGGCCTGGCATTAATGGATAACCGGGAACCAATATTTAAACCATTCCAATATGACAATAAATATGTGTCGAGCCACATTTATTCACCTATTAGTTGCGCTGACAATAATGACTTTCCTCCGGAAGATACCAGAAGATATCTTAATTACTGGTATGAGACAGATGTAAATGGTGAGCTTACTGCACTCTGGATTAAAGTACCGCCCAATACATTTGACTCAACTGTGCTTTCAATACGCCCAAGTGATTTACAAAACAGCGGCAGTACTGAAGGAGTATTTGATATATATAACCATTTTGACAATCCTGAAGACTGGGAAATATCATATACACCATTCATATTCTCTGATAGTACTGCAACATCGCAGAATTCATTAGGAACTATAACATTTAAACAGGAATTGCAGCGCCCTGCGGAGCAAGGCCTAGTAGGCACGTTAAGACTCAAATTAGGTGGAGAGGGCTTTATCTATAATGCTCTGATAGGGACAATGCCTTTCTTTGCGAGTACTGATACACTCAGTGATCCTTATTGTAGCGCATTTTTCCCATTGTATAGCTGGATCTGGTATAATACTGGTGAAAGCTATCCAGACGAAGAACCAAATGAAGATGATATTGAGTATGAATGCTTCTACAATGCACAAGGTGAAGACCCCTGCAAGTTTGAACATCCAACTCCACCTCTAAATGGTTTACCTGTTGATGTATGGGTGAATGAACACTTTTATGTAAGTAAGGGATTGACACAGTGTAATAGAGTTACAACTACATTTTCATCAAGCTTTTTTGATCCTGACACTAAGACATACAAAGATGTATATGCATGTCCGGTTTACATGCTAAAACACCCATTAACATATTTCGGTTTTCACACGTTTGGTGGCGACAATATCGTTTCATACGATTATTTTGGTTTAGCATACACAGATATGTATATAGACGAGTATGCGATTTTAAACGACGAGCGTATCCTGGTTGGCGTACCCAACAATACACAAACGACCATGATCCGAATAACAGGCAGCGGTCTGGACATGATGAATGGGCGTGAACCAATATTTGAGACGTTCAAATATAACGATAAGTACGTGTCAAGCAAAATCTATACGCCATTAATAAGCCATGGTGGTGGTTCAGCTAGTTAACTAAAATTGTCAAGAAGTCTCCAGCCTCTATAATCTAGAGACAAATTAGCCGAACTGAGTCTTATTGTGGAAAATGATAAAACTATAATGAGGTGGTTTAATGTTTGTCCAGCCGAAACAGGCCAATGTGGAGTTTGGCACTATAATTGCTATAGATACGACTAAATATACAGTTGATGTTAAAGGGCAGGGTAGTATGGTATATCAGAACCTGCCAATTCCGTTTATCGCTGGCTATAACGGTGTGTATGGACTTAGCTTGGTTCCGTCGGTTGGACAAGATTGCATAGTTTTACCAGCTGGACAATTTGGATATATTGCATTACCGATTATACCGCGTGGCAACTCTGAAGATGCATTTAATCCGTCAGTTGGCGATAAATACACTAGGAAACCGAATGCACAGCCTGGTGAATTTATGCTCTCTATGCCGAAAGTTATCTTTGATTTATTGCCTGATGGACAATTCTTCTTGCAATTAGGTGTTGAAGATGAATCTACATCAACTTTTACTGCCACTGACTCAGCCTTTATGATTACAACACCCAACATGGATCTAGTAACAGTTGGCACTGTAATGCGCAGCTCAACTGACCAAGACTCATATGAGAGTGAATACATATTTGATTTCACTAATACGCCATCACGCGATGGATTGCAATATAGGTTTGGATTAAAGGAAAGAGCCAAGCTGGTGCTAGCGCATGGTAAAAAGAGCATAATAGAGGCTCAAGCTGATGAGAATGGTATCAATGTCTCTGCAATGTCGCTTAAAGTCAATATAGATAACGATTCTACTGGTGTGACTTGTAAGCAGGTTAACAGCGATATCGACAATCTTGAATTGTCAGTTGATAAACTTACAATTGATGCTAACAGACTGCAAATTAATGTTGGAACAATTAATATATTAGTAGAGCAGAAACAAGTGGTTATACAAACAGACTCGTCAAGGATTACTGTTGGGCCAAGTGATGTAACAATAGAGTCGAGGAACATAAATCTAACAGCTCCTACAATAACACTCAGAGGCGATACGGCGTTATTTGGCGATGTTAATATAAATGGTGACCAAACTGTAAGTGGTGCTGGGCGATATTCACAAGCTCTGTCTCTTATGGGTAGGTCAGTAGCATTGCAAGATGAACTGCAAGATTCGATTAATAAACTAGTCAATTATCTATCAGGTGTAATCACTGTGCTTAATACGCATATGCACATTACAAGTGTACCTGGCTTACCAACGGCAACTGCTACTCCAACAGCACCGTTTGTACAGCCCATTTTGTTAACTCCACGTGGAGGTTGATGTAATGAAAAACATACTCAGCAATTTTGTACAGTTCTTTTATGAGAAACATCCTTACTTGTCCGCTCAGCAAGTGAAATTCAAGGAGGACTCAGGACAAGTGTGTGCAATTGTAAAAGGATTAGGAGTGACATGCGCTGTCGAGTCAAATGGGCGTGTGATTGGATTTGATGTGCTAGATATGGGTGAACAAGGCAAGTTGCTACTGACCAAGCAGAATTTTGACAATATCATGGCCTCATCTTCAAATTTTGCAAGGCCATCGAAGCAAAAGAAAATTAATCCAAGAATGGAAATCCCAATTCCAAGGGGCGTGATGTGGTTGACAAAAGCGGCTATGTACGTTGCAGAAGTAGAGAAGAACGGAAATTTCTATAACGTAGAAGTGTACGAGAGTACAGATAACGAAGGTGAGAAACTCATAGACAAGGCTGAGTTTGTGAGTCCTGATGAGCTTGCATTGCTAGCTGAGAAGTATGGGCTCAAACTGCCAGACGATGTACTGGAAAATGGTGGCACTGTCTCATCAGCTGAACCAGTTGATGTGGCAATTGATGAAGAAGAAGCGCAAGTCAAAGAGTCAGCATTTACCTTAGGTGTGCACACACTTTACAGGCTATCAACTGAGCCACCACTGTACACACCGCCTGTCGCTAAGCTAGAGAAGAAGGCAGCAACGATGATTGACGGCTCTCAAAGAACTATCATGTTTAATGCGCCAAGTAATATCGTGACTAACAAGATCATTACTCTTTCTAAGCAGGCGCAAGCCTTTACTTTGCCTATTGGCTACAAGATGAACAAGGCGAGTGCTGGCGATTTCATATTGATTACCAGCCAGCTTGCTTCTTTTGAACCAATATATGTTAAGGAGGCAAGCACACATTCACTTACTGGCACAGATGTTAATGGGAAAGTCTACCACCTTTCGCTATTCAAAAGCGACAAGCCAGGCGTCATATCTAAGATTTCGCAAGATAACTATCTTCTCACCGGCGATTGGAGCATATACAAAATTGCTTCTACGATCTCAACAACTAAGGAATCAATTGGTAACTTCACAATCACGGTAGTAAACCAGTCACCAAAGCTGTATAACATCAAGTGGGAAGATGGGCGAGATGTAACAATACCTGAAGCCAATTTGGGACGGTACTTAGCAAAGTATGGTATCCCAGATGCTCTTGCAGCTGCTATAACTGGCAAACTTGGCGACTCCACATCGGTTAATATATCACTTTACAAAGAAGATAAGCATCAGAGCGACACCGACGACACTTTAACTAGCATTAGTGCACTGAAAGCCAAAATAAAGAAAGTAGCAAGTGCAATGTATGGTACCATGTCTGCAGCACCAGAGATTAAACAACTTAACGATAGCTATCAACTGATATTAGCTATGATGCAACAAGCGCAAGACGAACAGACATATACAATATTGCAACAAGCCGCAATGGCTTTGGACGCTTTACTGCGATATTTGATACCACAAATGCAAATGAACCAGTATAGTGATTCTGAGTCGGCAAATGCATAACATGAGGTGATTGGGGTGTTGCCATATGCGAGGTTTGTTGCTGCCTGCAAAGCTGGAGGTTGGACTATTAGCCGTACCAGCGATTTTCTTGTTTCTGCTGGTTTTCCTGACCTTTCTGATTCTGAGTGGGAAGAATCGTCCACGGAATTAATAGAACGTTTTGGCACAGAGTTAATTGCACTTATTAGAGATGAAGATGCACCACCTGATTATAAAGCAGCACTCAAAATGTTCAAGAACAGCACGGTTCTTTTTTCTATCGTTATTATGCTTAATCAAGAACGGGGTACACCATACATAGTAGGTACGCTTGCGCGAAGTGGGCTCGGCGATTATTCAGTCGAGTCAGTTAATCTGTTTCAGCAGATATTCTGGGATACCTCACTCACAACTGAGGAGGAATTAATTGAACTAGCAAATAAGTGCAGACCGGATATGCGAGATGCAATCATTGCCTCGCTGAATAACAACTCTGTATCGCTGCTTATCGATTATCACCTAATTCCGCAAGTTTCTGCTGAAGAATATCTTTCGCTCATGATGTCAGCTGGTGTAAAGACATTGTACGATTACATAAACGGCAACATCGAAATTGAGAATCCATACTCCATAATTGCTGCAGGGTTGAAGGCAGCTGAGATACTGAAAAAGGATAAGAATGATATGCTGAACGAATTTGTGGATACAATTCAAAAACTCAGTATGATCCAGTCTAACCCTATGGAACAGACCGACCAGGATATATATGTTGACGATTTAATTAGTGATGAGCAAGCTATAAACAAGAAAAACTAAACTGGTATGGAAGGTGAAGCCCATTGGATAACTTCTCAAGCCTTAAAGTTGCCGAGGATCTCAATAAAAAGATATTAAGTATAGTACAAGAATCAGTGAAGAAGCTATTCCCAATCGAGAATGAAAATCGTCGATTGGAGCTTGTCAATATTGAAAGCATTGATATGCCAAGTGTCACTGACTTCCAAAGATACTATACTACTAAACTCAATCGTGGTACATGGTCATTGCGCGTGCGTGTTAAGTTGAGACTTGTTGATAAAACAAACAACAAGGTAATCGATGAGGCTACTACCACGTTATTTAATTTGCCAATAATGGGCCCAAATGACGCCTTCTTATTTCAGGGCAATGAATATAACCTTCCTACTCAGTTAAGGCTCAAAGCTGGCGTGTACTACACTGCAAAAAGCAATGACACGTATGAAAGCAAGTTCTTCCTGGAAAAGGGTGAGAACTTTAAGATTGTGTTTGACCCACGCAAATATACATTGCGTGTGATAATAGGCGGCAGGTCAGTTAAGCTGTTGCCTCTTCTTCGCGCTCTGAAATTAAGTGAAGATGACCTCAAACGAATTTGGGGAGCAGATACATACGAATTGGTTAAGCAAAATGACGATGGCGATCCAGAAAAGGAACTGCAGAGTTTCATTACTGGCTCATATAGAGATTATCAAAAGGCCAATTGGCCAATACCAATAGAACAAGATCCAGCGCAGGCTACTATAGAATACTTGAAGAATACACGAGTTGATAAAGATGTAATGAAAATCACAATGGATAAGGAAATAGACCACCTCAATCCTGAGTTAATTGCTGAAGCTGCAAAGAAACTATTTGATCTTGTAGCTGGCAATATAGAAGAACAGCAATCAACAAGCTTGATCTTCAAGAAAGCACATGCTCCTGAAGACTTTATACGAGACTTGCTAGACGAGCAAATCAGACTCGCAAAGGTAACTTTAGCACAAAGACTTCCTAGATTTGACCAAATTGATAGAATCATCCCCACGGGCTACTTACAGCGTCCTATATCCAATTTCTTTGCAAATAGTAGCGTAGTACAGTTGCAAATGCATGCCAATCCAATATCCACAATCCTTGCACTGAAGAAAGCAACTTACACAGGCGAGGGTGGTATAGAAGATCAACGTGCAATTACAAACGAGCAACGAGCTGTAGACCCATACCATTTCGGTTTCATAGACCCAGTGCACACGCCTGAAAGCGATCAGGTCGGTGTTACGCTTTATTTGAGTAACTATGCCACTGCGGCAAATGGCGAATTGTGGCAAACCTTTTATGACGTGAAGAATCGCAAAATGAAAAAATTACGTCCAATAGATTTGTATGATAAATACGTCTCATTCCCAGGCGAAGGTAAAATTAATAAGCAAGGCGAAGTCGAATGGAAGAATCCAACTGCAGTTAAAGCATTATACAAGGGTAAAATAATTCAGACTAACGCCGCAAATATAGATTATATACTGCCAAACAAATCACAGATGTTTAGTGCTGCAACTACATTATTGCCATTCTTACACAGTTTGCAGCCAACTAGAGGTATGATGGCATCTAAGCATCTACAGCAGGTAGTCGGCATAAAGAACAGAGAAATTCCACTTGTCCAATCTCAAATAGAGCCTGGCAATACTGAAGAAGAAGTCAACGGTGACTATCTTAAATTGATGTCGCCTGTCACCGGTACAGTTACAGATATAACTGACTTTGAAATAAAAATAAAAGACAACACAGGTAAGACACACACTGTAACCTATATCAGAAATCTACCAAGTTTCCAAGGCCAAACTACCGGATTTGATTTGAAAGTTAATAAGGGCGACCACGTCCAAAAAGGTCAGCTAATCGCAGATAGCATATACACCAAGGATGGCGTACTCGCTACTGGCGTCAATCTCAGAGTTGCATATCTCCCTTGGAAGGGTCTTAACTACGAAGACGGAATAGTCATTACAGAGAGTGCAGCTAAGAAACTAGCTTCAACGCATAACTACCTTGTTGAAATGAATTTGGATAACTCAGTAAGCACATCCAAGAATAGATTTACGGCGCTCTTCCCAACTGTATACACCAAAGAACAGCTTGATAAGTTAGACGACGATGGTGTGGTAAAAGTTGGTACTGAATTAGATATGGATGATCCAGTCATTCTCGCCGTCAGATTTGTCAAGCAGGATAAATGGCGTGACTTATCGCCATCCTTTATGAAGCTTAGCGACTACAGAAACGAGACGCAAGAGTGGTTTAAGGAAGTAAAAGGCAAGGTAATTGATGTAAAGAAGTTACCTGACACTATACGTGTTGTTGTGCAAACGGAAGAACCAACTATGGTGGGCGATAAGCTAGCAGGTAGGCATGGTAATAAGGGTACAGTTGGCGCGGTTATACCAGATTCCGAAGCGCCTAGAACGGAAGATGGCAAGCCTGTTGAGGTAATAATGAATCCGGCTGGCGTGCCATCACGACTTAATCCGTCACAGCTACTTGAATCGCTTGCTGGTAAGATTGCTGAGAAAAAAGGACTTAATAGATATGTTGTGGAACAATTCAATGTGGATAAGTTTAATGCAAAGAACCTACTTGAGGAAGCAAAAGCGGCAGGAGTGAAGGAAAAAGAGCGACTATTCATTCCTGGCGAAGGTTGGACTGAAACACCCGTATTTACTGGAATCCAATATGTAAACAAATTAGAACAGCAAGTTGAGAAGAAAACCAACTTACGTGAAGAATGGGGCTACGATCAAGACGAGCAACCACTTCGTGGCAGTGGAGAACATGGTGGCGCTCGTGCAATTGACCCATTAACTTTATATGCGCTACTGGCTCATAACGTACGAGATGTGCTAAGTGAAATGGCTACTTACAAGGCAAATAAGAACGATGACTTCTGGCTTGCAATTGAATTAGGTAGAGTACCGCCAGCACCTAAGAATACATTCGCGTTTAGAAGATTCGAATCACATCTCAACGCCGCTGGAATAGGAATTGACAAGAAGCCAAACGAATGGATAATTCGACCTTTGAAAGATAGCGAAATAAAGAAATTCGCACCTATAAGCATTAGCGACCCGAAGTTTATAAAAGCACACAACCTCGAGCCAGAAGAGGGTGGGCTATTTGATCCTAAAATATTCGGTGGCATAAACGGAGAGCAGTGGGCAAGAGTTGATTTGGTAACACCAGTGCTCAATCCTACATTTGAATCGGTTGTAAGACCGCTATTAGGTTTGAAGACTCAAGAGATGAAAGACCTCGTAAATGGCAAGCTCGGAGTTAACGAGCGTAATGAAATAGTACCTGAAAAGGATGCCAAATACTTCGGTGGCGAGGCTTTTGAACGACTGCTCAACGCAATTGATGTAGACAAGAAAATCAATGAACTCAAGCAGAAACTATTAAAGTCAGGCAATGACCCAGATGTAGTTGCCACTGACATAAAAACATTGCGTGTATTACAAGCAATCAAAAATAGAAGTATTGATCCAAAGGACTTCGTATTAAAATCTATACCCATCATGCCACCTAGGATGCGACCTGTATATCCGTCAGAGTCAGGCGACTTCCTGGTTATATCGCCTGTTAACTATAGATACCGTGATTTGATGCTATTTAATAAAGAGCTAGACTCACTAAAGCAGACAAATGCAATATCAGATGATGAGTTGAAGAAGAAATGGTCTGGCAAGTTGTATTCATATGTAGAAGGGCTCATAACCAGAGGAACGGATGACAAGCAAGAAGGGAAGGGCATACTGCCATTCTTAGCTGGTGAAGGTTCTCCAAAAGGTGGATACATACATTCAAAGTTACTAAGGAAGAGGCAAGAACTTTCTAGTACTCTTGTCATACAAAATGGTCCGGAACTCGGATTAGACCAAGTTGGTTTGCCAGAAGAAGCAGCGTGGAACTTGTACAAACCATTCATCATACAAAGACTTACCATGACTGGTTTTGATCTGAAGACGGCAAAAGACATGGTCAAGAATAGAGACGAGAGGGCAAAGAAAATACTGCTTGAGGAAACTCAACGCAGGCCAATACTCATTAACAGGTCGCCGTCATTGCATATGTACTCCATAATGGCATTTAAGCCAGTTTTAGTGCAAGACAAGGCAATGAAACTTAATCCACTAATAGTTGAAGGATTCAATGCTGACTTTGATGGCGATACTATGGGTGTCTTTGTGCCTGTAACAGAAGAGGCAAGGAAAGAATCATTCAAGATGTTACCATCTAATAGCCTTGTTAAACCATTTTCAGAAAATAGACTAATGTACAAGCTTAGGCAAGAATATGTGGGCGCAATATTCAATATCACAAAGTTGCCCAAAGAACTATCAAGGCCTGACCGTTCGTTCAGCGACTATCCTTCGTTATATGAAGCATGGGAAAAAAGACAATTAAAACATGATGATGTTGTGTTCTTTCAAGGAATTGTATCTACCGTTGGCCAGCATCTGATTAATGGGCTATTGCCAAAGCCACTGCGTGACTACTCAGGCCCTTGGGATAATAAGAAGTTAAGAAATGCATTCCAGAAGTTTGCTGGCATGGATAGAGAAAATGCCATAAAAATGCTTGACACGTGGAAAGATATAGCAAGAACTGCAATGATACGCGTACCATTCACCGTAAGCGTTTCAGATACTTTCGATCCAGACCTTCAAAAATTCAGAACAGAGCTTGAAGAAATAGATAAGATACCGGGTGAGAATGAAAAGAAAGAGAAAATAATGCAATTAACAAAGGAAGTTGACAATGCAGTCAAGGAAGAAGCTGCAAAGAAGTATGATGAGAATGGCTTCTATAACATGCTATACTCTGGAACGAAAGGCAGCATTGACCAAGTTAGGCAAATGGTCTTTGCACCAATTGCTGTTACAGACCATAAAGGCAACTTAATAACTGCGACTATAAAGCATAGCTATGGTGAGGGACTAACGCCAAGTGAGTATTTTGCCTCAACATTCGGTGCAAGACGTGGAATTTTGGAAAAGAAAATGGGTGTATCCGAGCCTGGCGCTATAACCAAAGAGCTAATCAATAACTTAGCAGACTTGGTTGTAGTTGAAGATGACGACCCAGACGATCAAGGCATACCGTACAATCCGAAAGTTACTCCCGTTGTTGACCGTGTACTCGCTCAGGATGTTGTCGTAAATGGCAGAACGATAGGCAGTAAAGGTGAATTAGTAACTCCGAAGATGCAAGCGGACTTTGAGCAATCGAATGTGGATCTTGTGTACGTTAAGAGTCCAATAACATCAACTATTCGAGATGGCTTATCAGCCACGTCGGTTGGCGCTTCAATTGAGGGTAAACTGCCATCCAGAGGCAGAAATGTTGGAATACTTGCGGGGCAAGCGCTCACAGAACCATTATCACAGTCCACATTCAATAAATTTCACACTGGCGGTGTGGCAAGTTCAAGGTCGTTCGACTTGCTTGAAGTTGTCGATACATTGCTACACGCAAAAGAAGGCACACGTAATACTGCTGTACTAGCTCAGAAGACTGGTCGAGTTGAAAAGATAGAAAAGGGTGCACTGAATACTAAAGTTGTCACAATTGAAGGTGTTAAGCATACTGTACCAGCAATAGCCGAGTTAAAAGTTAAAGTAGGTGACTACGTACGCAAAGGTCAGCCTATAACTGATGGTATCGTGTCGCCAATGGAAGTATACAGACTACGAGGCCCAGCTGATGCAGAACGTACGTTTGCAGAACAGTTGAAGACATTTGCCGAAAAGGGCGGAATTGATATAAACACGGCTGGTACAGAAACTCTGGCGAGAGGAATATTTTCAACAGTTGCAATTCTAGACAATAACAATGATCAGAATCTGCCAATAGGTTCGTATGTGCCTGTTAGCTTTGTAGAAAAACTCAATAAGCAAAAGTCCGGAGTTAAGGAATTGCCAGTCGATCAAGCAATTGGTAAGAAACTAGCTGAGAACGTTCGAGATATATTAAATACGACCGTTATAGATGAGGATATTGCAAAAGAGCTGAAAGCATATGGAGTCACTAAGGTAAAAGTGTACGATGATGTCATAAAGACAGTGCCAGTCGTCCGTGGTACGCTGATGCAATCGCTATATAAGGAAGACTGGATGCACAAAATGACATACACAAGAATAAAACAGACGATACCATGGGCAGCAGCCAGCGGTGAAAAGTCGCCTGCAGACACATCGTCTGCTCTATCAGCTTGGATGAAGGAAGTAGGAATAAAGCATAAGCCATCAGGTAAGTATTAAAAAGGGGTGATGTGATTGAAGACACAAGTGGCAAAATGTGTTGAGCAAGTAAGCGAGAATGGAACTTTTGTACTAGTTAATCCAGTATCAGGCAAGATATATTCTTTTCAGCCGTCAAATACGCCAGTTTCATACGTACCGGTTGATCAGACTACTACAGTAGCGGTAGAAATGCCACCAGACGAATTTGCCCATGAATTTGAAAATGGGTTATACTACTCAGACTCAGACCATGCATTCTATCGCGGTTGGAATACAAAACAGAATTTAGCGTATGCATACGTCTCATCTGGTTCCACAATCCAGATAATGACGCCAAATATTGCAGATAGCTTTATGTGTGGCGTTACACTATCAAAGGAAGAAACTGGCCAATTGGTTTTGCAAAGTCAAATACCAATAATAAACGGTGTTGGGTCTTTTACTTTCCCTGACCTGGAGGAAGGCAGATATACATTCAGAGCATATTCTGAGGATTATGGCAGATTAACTATAGAAATACACTACATACCTCAGAAAGTAGCAGAACAAGTAACCGAAACTGAACAATATAACCAGTTCATTGGTCTAAATAAGACGCTTAGCGAACTGACAAAGCTAATTAATTCTGGCGAACTTACTCCAGAAATGTTGCAGAGTATCTACAGTGATGTGCTAAATCAACAAAAATTCATTAACTCAATTTCCGAAGAACAAAAAGAACAACTCAACCAGATACCATCCCAATCATCATCTTCGATCTTGGCGACTATCAATGCACTATTCAAGCAGATAAGTGAGCGAAACAAATAACCTACCATCAATCGACCAATCCTCCGGGACAATCAACATCTCGGGGGATTTTGTCCTGCATAATATTCTTGCAAATATGTCTTTATTAAGTTACAACGATGTGATATAATACATGAGAAAGATAACAGCTAAATTTCAGTCAATACATTTCTAACTGGTATAGCTATAATTTAGTATTTAACTCAAATCTATTATCCATGCGTATTCAAACAATGTTTATGCTAAAATGGAAGTGGAGTTCCAATTTAGTACGAGAATTTTGGAAGTAGACTACCAAATTAGTCGGAAGCGAGATGGTGCGATGGAACACAAAACATTCAGATTTGATTCTAAGTGGAAAGATAGGCTGTGGTTGAAACGTAACAAGAACATAATAATGCGACCTAAGAGGAGCTATTGTATTAGGGCTAGGATTATTAGTGTTGCGAGGGGCAAACCTAGCAACGCGTATGGGGATGGTGAGTGTATGGACTGGGAATTTGGGGATTGACTGCGGTTGGGGAATTGGATAACACTCTACCTATTAAAGGGGGGGATAACGTGCTTGCATGCATGGCTGATTCTAGCGGTGATTTGCTAAATGTAATAAGTAAGGTCATTAAAGTAGGCTTTATTGATAAAGTTACCTTGAAGGGATTTCATGACGTTGCAAAATTCAATCTAGACGACGATGGCAAGATGTATATATTCCGAAATCCGTTTGAAGGCTCTGATGAATTTTTGGTAGGAGTATTATCACTTTGGCTAAACGATTTTGACGATGTACTGGTCATGGCACAGCGTGTTGTAAATACCTTCCAACTTAACAACCTCAAGAACATCTACGTGTGTGAATTAGGTCCATCCTCTTTCAAGAAGCTCATAAACGATTTCAATTTCATCCCGTACATGTGTATAACAGAGATGGATCACGAGATTGTAAAAACAATATCACGTGATAAGGAGGTATATGCATGATACTATTTGCTGGACTGACCGAGGAAGCATGGCCACGCATTTGGGCTTTCAATAAATTGGAATCGAATATGTATGAAGAGGAAGCACTATCTAGTGACCTACCAGTTTACTGCATTTACCAAGACGAAATGCTCAAATCGATATTAGGCCCATACGACAATTTCTACATTGAGCCATTGCATTACTACAATTGTTGGAATCACAAGATAGTAGATGGGATTGATGTGTTTGACACAGATGGTGATGAGTTTACTATTACAAAAGAAGATCAGACAAGCAAACGTGGAAATCGCAAGATAGGCAGATACAAAGTATTATCAGTTCCATATTCTGAAGTATTAGAAAAAGAGTTATGGCGTGGCGTACAGAAAGAACTATGCTACTTCAGTACGGCCAACATATTGATTCTAGTAGCTGAACTAGGCAGACGAATAGCAGATACCGTTATATTCCGCTCTCAAATACTACAGGTACCAGTTGACCAAGTACTTGAAAGCGAGTGGTATAAGGACGTGCTAGCGTATGTGACTTATCAATGTATTAGGAAGATGAATACTGATGTGCAAATGCGTTTTGTTAAGAACGAACAATTTTCCGAAATTGATAGTGTTAAGACAAGAGGTAGGAGCCTAAACCAGATAGTGTTTACAAAAGCATTGGATGAATTGCAACTAGCATTGATGCCAGTCATTGAGAATGTGCTTAACAATCCAGGAGATTTATTCCTCGTTGATGAGGGCAACAGAAACCTAAACAGCAAGTGTATGCCAGCCAAACAACAAGATAGAGCGCACGATTTCGTTGCTTCACTATTTGATTATTCGTATTGATACAACAAAACAAGAGGGGCATTTGAGCCCCTCTTTTTTTATTCGTCTACAAATATAAGCGCTTGCACTTTCATTGTCTTACTTCCGGGATAATCGTATTGGTATACTCGGAACTTGTTGCCAGACCATGCAGTGAAGTGCGTCAAATAATTTATTTCTTCGGTTGCATCTAGTATAGTAAGAACCACAGCAGCTATATTATTACTGACCGGCAATACTATTTCAAACCACCTGCCTGGGCAAGTGAAGAACGTAGTTGCATACGCAAGAACGTACGAGGTTGTCGGTGAACCCAAACTTGCTAGCACTCCAATATCGCTTTTTGCCTGATCTATCATCTCTGGTATTTGCATGATTGCAAAATTGTTTGAGACGCTTTCGTCTACCGAAGTTGTTGGCTCTGCACTCCTCTTTGTCACTTGAATTTTCTCGGCTGCGTAGTAAGGCTCGCCATTCTTTAAGAACAGTCTATCTGCTTCTTCTTTTGTAATATACTGTGGATGTGCATGATCTCTTCTTGCAAAATTTTCTGGACCATACAGCGTATTGTTTTCTATAAGCTGTAGCGCATTAGCTACCGTATCTGTTTTCTTGTAGTAAGTGTCATCGTGATTGTGCGTTTTCAAAGCAAAGTCGCCGGCAGTATAGCCATTAACTTCAAATGCCTTTTCAACAATTTCATTTTTGAGCAGATATTCAGAATGTTGATGTGATGCAGGTGCTAGGTTTTCAGGCAGTACTCCGCCAACCTTTCTCGATACTATTTTTGGTTCACCAACTCTAAAATAATCATGCGTATGTTTGGCAGGTGCTAAGTCATCTATCGATAGAATAACTCCATCAATTACTATATTACGTGCATAGTCTACTGTCTCTCCAATTTTTACATACTCATCGTGCGTATGATCTGCTGTTGCTAGTTGGGTAATATCCACTCCATCGATTGTGTAAGCACTGTCGACGCTGGTATATTCTTGGTCAGCCCAATCAGGGTCTGTTGCTCGATTGACTTTCCAAGAACCTATTGTATACAGAGTTTCGGCGAGCGTTTGAAGACCTTTCTTGAAGTTCTTCGTAATCTGTGAGATCGCAAAAAATACTTTTGATTTCCTCAATGCTGTTCCATTTGCCATTGCTGCGCCTCCTCACTTACACATTGCGACGAGTGTGTATGGAAAGCCATTATTCGTAACTACAATTTTTGTCCCTGTGGTACCAACACTGATTTTAAATTTAGTTGGGTCAAATGGCCGTTCGTACAAGGATAACGAAGGTGAAACTGTACTACTCATTGGAATTGGATAACGTGCCATAAATGTTTTAAAGTAAGCATTTGTGGTTACATCTAAGTTACTTGTCAAACCGCCAACTGTCATTCTCACTGATAATGCCGCTTTTGGGTATGATATCGTCTGCTTATTGGTGACCGTGTAAACATTTTGAGCTATAATTGTTTTGCCATACTCTTTATCCGCTACTAACCAGTGTGTTGGACTGTCTTTAGTCCATTTCTGAACAAACACTACGGGCACAACACCCGCATTTGTACTTGGCACTTTAATTACACCCATTGGAATTATACACAGAGAATATAACATATCGGCAACTGAACCAGCTAACCCGCCAACAAAAGGCCAGCCGCGAGCATTATTAAAAGGTGCTGCAATCGCTTTGGCAATTGAATTCCAAATTGCAGAGAAAAACTGTGATATTAGTGTTATAGACAATACAAACATGATGCCAATCGTGTAATATAACGTATCGACTGCCGATATAATTCCAGTGCTGGTTGGCGATGTTATCCCTATGTAAAACGTATTAGCTGTATATTCTGTTACTTTATAGTCTTGTGCGGTATTATTGCCACGGGTTTCAGCAGACGTCACTGAATTATAAAACTTGACAGAAGTGGTTATCGGAGATGGATCAGTTACGTTACCGCTTGTTGCATCTAAATTAACAGCCGCTCTTCTAAGCGTTGGTTCAAGCTTTTTAGCTGTTTCACTGTTTACGAACATTACTACGAATTCGGTTATTCTATTATTACCATTGTTGTACACTAAATTAAGGTTAGCATCACAAACATCCACTCCAGTTGCCGTCAGCTTTGTTGATTTTAGCATATCTTCCCATTCTTGTTTTGGAATGCCGGTTATTGTAGAAAGCTCGCTTGAACCGATTAGGTTGTAATTACTAAAACTCATAGTTCGGTCAACGGATGAGGTATTTACTTTGCCTTGAATAATGTGCAGTTCTCTGCCACCAACAGTCAATGATTTGGGGGCAACTGCTTTCTTGGACTTGTACGCGGTAGTTGTGCGTTGAACGTATACGTCATCATGATTGTGCTGTACGTCTGAGAGTTCTGTTGGACGTTTGCCGCTAAGCTTCTTTGCTTTTGTGGCCATCTCGTTTAATGATAGAAATTGCACATGCTGATGCCCTATTTGCGCAATTAGCTTATCAGGTTTCACAACAAGTTCAACGCCATCAACTGTAGCTACAATATTTTTTGCCTTATCCATTGTACTAAAGTTGCCAACGTCTATCATAATTGGATTCTCAATTCTTAGCACTGAATTGCGCAGCGTGGCATAGTAAGTTGGGGAGCTTCCACGCGGGATTGTTATAACCTGCTTAATTTGTATTTTTGCATTGGACCAATTAACCGTTTGAAGATTAACATCAGGAATCTGTCCACCATTCATGCACAGTTTCCAGCCAAGCCATTCGGTACCGTCATGTATGTTAGTAAACACTTGAATTGTGGATTCAGGATTGTCAGAATCGTAAATCCAACTAATCTTGCTATTATTTGGATTTGTCAATAATGAAATTGAATATTCTGGTGATACACGTGTCCATGTGTATTGCAAATCAGCACCACCATATCTGATCTTCAAGTAGTCTATAAGTGCATAGTAATACAAAGAAAATGCAAGTTGTGGCTGAGGAGGTGTTGAAACAGGCTCCTCTGGTGTAGATGGTCCACCTGTAGTTGACGGATTTTGAGGTAATATAATTGGCTCACCCGTAGGCGAGTAATGCTGAACTGAGAACACTATTTTTCGTATGTCTTCTGTAAATGGTCTATTAGAAGCAACTAAAGTATTATTAATGTATATAGAAACTAACCCACCAACTCTTACAATTTTGACCTGTACTGGAGTTGTTGCAACCGCAGAACCAAATGGCGCACCGTTTATATATGCTCTGAGCCGTCCAAGTGATGTGTCAAGCGTATCAAAGTTACCAACCCTGAGTACACATTTGCCTGCCGAGTTGATCAAATTTACAGTTATGGAACCCATATTCTCATTCTTTGCCTCAAACTCAAGTGCTGTCTCGATTTGAAAATCCAAAGTTCCAAAATTCATTCTGTATTCTACGCCTTTTGGAACGAGGTCGTCGTATGATGAACTTATAAGTGGCACAAATTTAAGTTTATTGTCTGCCACTTCTACGCTGGACACATTATAGTAACTCCATTGGCTTTCTGCTGGCACTTCTGTAAACTGCTCATAGTTAACTTCACTAGAGAAGCTCGCTTCTATTGTAAGAATATTCCCAGCGACATTCATGCCAGAATCGAGTGTGCCTTGTGAAAGGTCTTCTACTATTTCCGTTACATTGGTCTGTACATCTGCTGTGTTTGTAAATGTTTTTTGGCTATATTCTGGATGCGTATGCTGTTTCTTACTGAGATTATCTACAGACACATTATTAAGTGTAAGTGCATCGTCTATCTCAACGATGCCGTCTGGCCTTTTATCGATGTATCCTGGGTGTGTATGCTCTTTTGCTGCGAAGTATTTTGAATAATTAAGCAGGTAAGTTTTGTCCGCTATTTCACCTCTCCGCAAATATTCTGAATGCTTATGTTTTTTTAGAGCCAAGCGAAGCGCTCTATCTCCACCAGTTGTTACATCTCCAAATAGCAGCTGATTGTACATAGCCTCGTTATACACAGACGAGCTATTACCTATGTTAGAATCTCCCACAGATGTACCCACTTGCGAACCAGACTGCTGCCCAAAGGCAAATGGCGTAGGAGCATTTTCATCTGGTGCTTCAAACACAAAACCTTTGACATCCAATGCTTTTTTTGGCTTGATATTTAGTTGTTCAAAGAAGCCTCTGAACTTCCTAATTGCCGGCCTTATATTTACATTCATGTAACAGCCTCCCATTCTTCGGGCTTGCAAAAGCCAACAAGTGCATTTTTCTTATCCAGCGCGCGGATATACTGATATGGTATCCTTATTGTACGCTGTTTGGTAAGCTTGCCATCGATTTTGACATATACACAGTTGTTCTTAAGTTTGTAGCTGAAGCTTACTGGATCGGCCTTGGCAACACCGATGTAGTCTGTGTACACCTGTGTATAATCTTCGGGCCAACCGATGAATACTTTGTTCAGTGGTTTGACAAATGCATTTATTTGTGCTGGCTCGGCAGTATTAAAGCTTAAAACAACGTTGCTCATTGTCAAATAATGAAATGTGCTAATTGTTGTTTCTGGCAAATACAGCACTTGCTTTGTTTGTATTTTTGCGTTCTGCCAATCTATATTTTCAGAATCTAAATCAGGAATTTGCCCACCATTTGTACACTGTTTCCAGCCAAGCCAGTTAGTTCCATCAAATACGTTGGTGTATACCTCGATCGTGGCAATATCACTGCTTGTTTCTTTTTGCCATGATATTTTTGAACTTGATAATGGCGTAGTGAATGGTAATGTATATTCGGGAGAAACTCTAGTAAATTGTGTAGTATGACTTGCAATACCAGGATATATAGCTAGATTTTGAACATCCATATAAGTGATCATTCCGTTCCACGGCCAGCGCGAATTTACAAAGATTATTTTAGTAATATTGTCTGGGCAATATATATTTGACAGTGCTGTTTTGCCATCAATATAAACATTCACATACCCGTTTACACGTTCAACTCTTATTCTTGCTGGTGTATAATCACCATAAGCAACACTCCCAGTCTGGTTTTTGATACTAGCGTATTTAGCTGCATAGTCCTCGATGTTAAATCCAACAAATCCGATTTCTCTATTAAGATCATCAATAAACACTATTCCAGCCCGCGCATATCCATACACACGAGCGATAGCAATTGTTGTCTCGAATACGAAATCTTGATCATAAATTGGAAAAGAAAGCTCAAGCCCCTTAGGATATGTATCACTCAAGTACGAGTCACTTCTTGGAGTTAATCGTAGTGCATTATTTACGATACTTGCATTATCGATATTGTTATAGTTCCATTCGGGGCCTGATGGCACTTGGGTAAAGCTGGATATAGTAAAGAATTGCTCTAATGTAATTGATTCTTTCTTAATTTTGGCTGTCCCTTCCATTGTCCCGTCTGATAAGTCTTCATTAATAACGAACTGTGTTACTTCTGATGAATTAGTGGTAATGCCCCATGCTTTGATTGATTGAAGCAATTCGGGATTCCACCAAAAAGCCTTATAGCTATAGTTACTTTCTTCACTGTTAGTAGGCATAAATTCAAAGTACGAGTTGACCCATTTTTTAGCAGGCAAGGAATATAGTGAATTGAAGTAAGCTAAGTCAAAAGAGCATGATGAACTAGCTGGTGAACCGCCGTATGCAATTAATGTTTTCTTTGAAGCTGGGTAGATATAGCTTTCGCCAGTACTGTTGCCAGCTTTTGGCATTTTAGATGCAAAGCCTGGCCAAAATAGTCTTTCATATGTTACATTAGGAAAGTTATTATAAACTCTTGCTACACCAATTACTCCATCTGCAGCATTGAAACCAAGAGGCAATGCGAGATAACCTTTTGATTGTGTGTAAAGTATTGAGTTTTCATATATAGGCTTTTCACCGGTATCACTAATTTTGTTGCCCCTCATTAATGAAATTGTTGACTCTGGAATATAGTAGTCAAATACATATACTTCTGCTACTGGGAATGCATAGAATGTATCAGAATATACTCTACTGTTGACATATACATTTACTAGTCCATCAAGAAAATCAACTTTCCCACTGACAGTAGTGGTGAATTTGTATGGTCCATTGTATAACTCTACTGTTGTGGTATTAAGTAAGGAATCATATAGCCAAGTAGCACCATACATATTGTAGATTGAAGTACTACTTCTTGTAGGACTACTTATTGTATTTAATACTATCTTTGAGGACGGATAGATAGAAAATCCTCTCGTGTTTGTACTATCAAGTAATTGAAACACAGCCCCGAAACCATCATCGGAGAGTGCTCCAGGATTAGGTCGTATAAGAATAGTACCAGAGTCCATTGTTGGAATTGTTTTTGTAAGTTTTCCAGCAAATGTTTCATTAAAGTTGGTCGCCAGTGGGACAATTGATGGTGGTGCAATTGTAATAGCCTGCTCAAAATTTGCGGTTGCTGGAGAAGCCACTAGATTAAAAGCAGTGATCCAAATCGTTTCTTTTGTCTGAGCAAGTGTTGTATTGTTTATTTTCAATACAAAAGGAATAGAAAACGAACCAGATAACGAAATTTTTTGCCAATCACCGGTTGCGGTAGTAGATGTACTGAATGTGCTTGTACCTACTATACTAAAATTCCAATTAGTTCCCGCTCTTGCTTTGAAAAAGAAATATAATCTAGCACTAACTCCTGCTGTTAGCGATTGAAATAACAATCTTACATTCTGAGTGTTTTGAATATTAGAAATTTTCAATGGATTAATAAGCCCACCATTTTTTAGTGTAGTATTCATATCAACTGTAGCTTGGTCTGTTTTTACATCATTTGCATCAGATGTTACAAGCATAGAAGAGTCTTTTGGTATTGCTTCATTTTCAGACAATAAATTAATAATTAGTCGCCTTGGCATTACTGCTGATGAATCAACTAATGGGTCTAGTCCTTCTTCAGTAAAATTTACATCGTACGACTCTAATGGGTAATATCCTGAGCTCACACTTGGAAACCAAACATTTGACGTCAGCGTGCCAAACGTCGTAAATGCCCTACTTCGCTCCGCATATGGGCTTATTTCAGATAGCGAGTCAAAATCCGTGAAAAAGTCGAATACTTTCTTTGGATCGTTGTAGTTTACAGCCTGCGCCTTGATTTCCGAGAGCCCAACTTTGAACGTCTGACTATTTGCGTTAGAATCTACATACTCATCAGGCAATCTGATCCATAGTGCAGCTGGATTGTCCTTCTCGTCGTACTCATACCAGAATGGAATATATTTTGTTGTTATGTCGCTAGTTATATTTGACACTGCATAACGATCTGGACCACGTGATACAGAATTGGCCACGATTGAGGCATAAGTGTAGTATGTTGTAAAATCAGCTATATCTTCCCTTATATACACAGCTGCAAACCTATCTGATAGTGAGCCATTAAGCACATCGCCAATAAGTGCTGTATAAATGTATTTTGGCTTGGTTGCCTTGGTATCTGTTTGCATTTTTGCAAACGTATATGCATCCATATTTTTGAGACTCATCTGGATTACTGCGCGTGTATATGCTTTGCTTCGGTCTAAATTGTATACGTAATTCTTTACTCGTGAGTAGATATAAAGGAGCATTGAGGCATCAATTGGCGCTTCTATATCTGCACAGACAAATTTGTTCTGCAAATCGGTGTTCTGAACTGTATATTCCATATACGCCCTTATAAATTTGTATGAGTTGAATTGTACGTCTGCTACAATCTTGCTGTTTATATACATTTGTTCTCTTGTCTTGTTGTAAACTGTGTAAACTGGTCTGGAAATCACATATCTATTCAAAGTTTGAGATATTATCGAGGCTGAAAGCTCAGTTCGAATATAAGCGTTTTGTCGATTGAGATTGTATACATTCTTTGTTATCTTTGATTGGACAAATCTATAACTGAATGCAAAACCAATTGGTGAAGTCAATCTTGCCAATGCATATTTGTTGAGGTAAAATGCCCCTTGAAAATCGCTAGAATCAGGCTTCTCATCCAACGGTTTTGGCATTCTAAAACTGTTTCCACGATATGAATAACTTCTATATGCTCCAAGTATTTCTTCAAAGCTTGATGAAAGTGAGTAATCTAGTCTGGCTACTGAAGGGTCTATAAACAACTTTAATTCGCCGAATCGCTGTTGTAACTCCACAAGATTGGTTAATGGTCGCCCAAGCTTCACTGTCATTCCATTTCTTGCGTCAATGTGATTAGTTAGAGGCGCAGAGTAACTGCCTTTATCAATAACAATATATTCCCCTGCGTCGTAATAGACTACTTCCAAGTTATCTGACATTCTCAGTATCTTACCATCTACAGGGGCAACTGGTAAGTCAAGAATTATGTTGATTATACCTAATAACGCTTCTGCCTTTCTATGTCGAGTAAGCAGTTTGCTTATCAGCTTTACTTTCTTTGCAAGCTTATTCCTATCATTGCCATACAGAGAAATAAGGATGTCGCCTAGTTGCCCAAGTTGTTTTGCAGAATCAATAAGATAATCATTTACAAATTGCAAGTCATACAACAAAATACCGGTTACTGAATCACCATGCTCGTTATATACGGTTATGTGGTCTTTACCGACCGCAATGTTTTCGGGTGAAATGTCTATTGGATTGCCATCAATAAATAGTTGTGCCTTACTATATCCTGAGACATCGGATATTGGGAATGTGATAATACCCATATTGTCATCAATGACTGCAGTTTGTGTTGATTTTATGTAATATGGCAGATATGATGTCACAGGTGCATTTTGCGGTGCAGTGAGAGCAATTGCGCTTATGCTATCCGCAGCACCGTTTTCAAAGAGCATCTCAATGTATTTTGATGGTAAAAATTCGTAGTTGCCTACTTTTATTCGTTCACCCATTTAATCACATCCCAGCCTAATCGGTAAATAGATAATCAACACCGTATAGTAAGTGATTTGAAGAAGTTGCAAATGTCATTAAGTTTGGATAAGGCACAATATTTTGGAAACTTTGTAGTGATACATTACCTTGCATCTTGAAAAATCCGAATGCCGGAGTCACTAATTTAAACTGTGCCAATTTTAGACTGTTCGCGCCGCCAGTAACTATTTGAACTGCGGAATTAACAGTAGAAGTGCTAAGTACTGCATATGAGCTCAAATTAGCATTCAATAGTTCGCCTGCTATCGAGCTATTCTGTAATCTTGCGCCTTGTAGCCAAACAGGTATGAATGATTTTACAACCATTTCAGAACACAAATAATGGTTCTCTTTTAGTATATCTTCGTAAGTGCGAATACTATTTGCAACAGTGTAATTTACATAAACAAAATCACCAGCTGTGAAGTGTGTGGTAGCTGGATTGAATATTATTAATATTCTATCGTGTGGACCAAATGTTGTTGCTCTATTTAGAGATACAACTGTGTAGTCCACATTTTCTTTCAGATACTGGCCACGGAATTGTATCGACGATATATCACATATTGCCAAGTCACTGAAAAATAATACATATGGTTCATTGTCTCCACCATTTAACTCACCGGCAAATAACTTATCAAGATAATCTGCTCCCAATGTATTAAGAAAACTGTTAGAGAGGTTCGTATCATCAGATGGCAATATATCTCTGTAATCGCTATTTGTACTTATTGGTGGAAGTATTGTGCCAATTGCCAATTTAATTTGAGAATGTAGGGTTGAGTATTTAACAGGCGTCAGGATTTGAGCAACATCTGAATAATCTGTCTTTATATACACATCAATGAATCCACCAATGTGTACTGGTGGTTTAGCAACAATCAGATCAGAGAACATATACGGGTGGTCTGTGGAGACTATTTGCACATAGTCTATAGGCAGTTTCAGCTTATAAGCTATATCAGCCTGTACTTGCTCCGGACTAAGGCCGTAAACTGGAGATTTCAAGTTTAATGAGACCGTTCTAAGTGCTGCGTCAATTGATGTATCCATACTGCCTGGTTGACTAGTTACTACACGTGCAGTTTCGAAATCATTCGAATTAAGTGTAACAATAGTATCGGTTGGCACAGAAACTGCTGGATCAACACAGTAAAATTCTACTGTAAATGTAGAAGTGCCATTCGGATTATTTTGTGCAACGAACTGCTGATTCTTGAATGTATGGCCATCATATTCAAAGTACAATTCATCTTGTTCAAACGTTCTGCTTAACATTCTAAGAGCGCTGAGAAATTCCAGAGTCGGTGTTATTTCCACAGTACAAATCGATGGTGCTACATTAATTTCATCAAGCCCAAGCATTCCGAGTAGTTCATTTACGAGGTCAACGTTTTCAGCTGTAACGTTTCCATCCTTTAGTTGCCTGATTATATCCGATGTCTGAGATATTGATTGAATATACTGTTGAAAAACATTTGCAACTGGAATGATTAAATATCTGTACGCTGGTGATAATGGACTTACGTCTATTCCCATTGACTGATATGTATCAATTAAGAACTGTTCTGCATTAAAAGGCACGGTCACACCTCCAATGTAACTGCTTTCGTTCCAGCTTTAGTTTTTACTTGCAACTCTACAATTGCCTTATCATCCTCGAAATTAATACTTTTAACCTTGAGCTTATCCAGCGTCTGCTCAGGGCCGTAAGCAACAGTAGAGGAGGATTGATTATACTTTACCTTTGATTCAATTAATGCAAAGAATGAATCAGGATCGGCTTTCAATTTTATTTTATTGTCTACTGGGTCGCTATCAGGTTCAAATAATATGTCCTTTATGGCCTCAACTATTAGTGCTATTAATGCTCTGAACCCGCTTAATAGTTCAATACTAGATTCATCACTGCTTAGCCCAATATTAAGCACCATCCTATTTTTTCCCTCCTTTGCTATTCTTGCCCTTCCCAAACGCTTCTCTAAGAGCATCCTCTATTCCAGGAATACTATCTACACTACTATCGATTGTAGGTTCTATTGATTGTATTACACCCTTTGTCTGTTTTCCGGGCGTGCCTACGTATTGCGATATCCAAGCATCAGCTTTTTTGATTAGGTCATCATCATCTATAGGCGTTGCATTCTTAATTGAGTTGTCGATTGCTTGTGAAGCAGTTCGAGCCCAAGGCGGTGCCGCATTTGGATTGATCTTTGCATTATTTATGTTTGCCAATGCATCGTTTGCAACTGCATTCAGCGTACACCAACTTAATTCTATCTGTGAGAGATTTTCTATTGTATTTGACAAGCGTACTACTGGGTCTACATACTTAGCGGCAAACTTTTCAGAGTACTTCAGCACTTTATCTTCAGCAAATCTCTCTGGATCTTCCATGATATTCGCCGCATACTCTGAAATCCACTGCCAGTCTCTTACTGCTGGATAAAGTGATTTAGGTATATAGTCCAATACCGTTAATGCCAATCTTTGGCTAAGCAATTCATTGGTACGTTGCATTTCTTTATTCGCATCGCAATTTTGCGACAACTCTTTTAATTTCGCTGCTGCATTCTCCATTCCAGCAGTATCAAAATTTGAAGCACTGTTGATTAAGCTATTTAAAGCATCGTAAGCCGCATCGGGTTGTGGCACTTTGTATTTATTAGCTGCGTTCATGGTCATATTGACATAGTTGTTAGTTTCGCGGATAAATTTAGAAATTTCGTATAATGTGCCTTCACGCTTCTTTGGCGTTGCTAATAATTCTTGACGACGATTTCTAATTATCTCTGAAGGCATTTGTGCGGGCATATGACCACACTCCTTACGTTAAGATACATAAAATCCAGAAAGCGAAACGGACAAAATTGGTTGAGAGAAATTCACCGAGAAATTTAATGGCCGTACATTCATGTTAATATCTCCTGACTTCACTACGACTAGTCCGTCGGTTGTATTAAATGAATCGGCAATTTGCTTATAATCCTCGCCGTAATCTTCCAATGTTATGTTGCCTGAAATCGATAATTCAATAGGTTCTATTCTAAAACGCTGAACGTAATTGTATTTAGTAGTTGGATAAACAGTAGTAATTGAATTTGCGATCAGTGTAATAGATGTAACTTTCAAATTGCTGAGTACTATCGGTGAATTAGATGTTTTTGCATTATTGTTTGATGAAGGCTCAACTTGTTTTTGAAGGCTAAGCGACACAGTTTGCAAAACTGGTAGACCTTGGGCGATCTTGACGTCTGGAATTTTGCCAGCTGTAAGTTTGACATTAGCAGGTAGTTGACTGCTATCGTGAATCGTAATAAGAAAATTCATTGTTACTGAATCACTCATATTACCAGACCAAGTCATTGATACACTTTTTATGGTGCCCGTCTTTATATCAGTACCATCAGCTATTACCGCTATCATGCTTGGAAGGATTGATTTGGTAACATTTGGATTGAAAAAATCGCCCATTAGCTTCTGTAATGTATTAATTCCGTCACTTAACATATGTATACAACTAACAGATACACTTTCTGGTTGAGCTATATACGACTCAAAATATACCACAGTGTCAAACGTCACATATGGGTTTTGCGCTCTAGAGTGGCTAACGTTGACATTGACGACTGCGTTGTCTGCAGCATACATTACTGTTTTTTTATCGCTAGAGTAAACTCTAAATTTCACCATACACTCTCAGGACCTCTACTCCCTGTTTTGTTACTTCACCTTGTTCATCTATATAACCCCATGCCTTTAATGTTGAGATTGCAGTTGCATCATAGAATGTATTTGGACCAACATTGCCAAAATAGATTTCTCGTAGTATTTTAATTGCCTCGTCTGGCAGATAGCCATACTTTGTCACTTCAATCCCCCCCCTTGCCTTGGTAACGGCAATATTGAGTAATTGTATTCTTGCATTTTAAAAGACTGATTAGTTTCCAAAAGATGTTATTATTTTCATAGAGATTATATATCATCTGCTTGGTATCCGCAGTCTTAAACTGGTCATGTACATATTTTCGCGTGGTAAGAGAGGGGAACGCAGTGGGAACAGTCAAACCAAGTTATTTTGCTGAAGCAATACTAACACTAGGCAACAAGCCATTTTCTCTTGCTGGCAGAAATTATTTAAGATTTGTTCACGATAGCATACATCCAAACATAATATTGAGGACTGGAAGACAAGTAGAAAAGAGTACCACGTTAGCTGTTCATATGCTTACTAGAGCATTGTTAATTCCATATTTTAATGCGCTTTACGTGTCACCTTCTTCTAAGCAAACAAGAATATTTTCTTCCCAGAAGCTTAATACATTTATCAGCGGTAGTAAATTCATTCAACAGTTTTATCTCGATTCTTCGTGCGTGGATAGAGTGTTTGAGAAGAGTTTTACAAATCAAAGCAGAATTGTATTAGATTACGTGTACAATACGCCCGATAGAGTAAGAGGTATCTCAGCAGATTCTGTGTACGTAGATGAAGTGCAGGACATACCAAAGGACTTTCTGCCAGTAATATTTGAAACTATGTCACATAGTCAATATAAATGGCGATTATTAGCTGGTACACCGAAAAGGTATCAGAACACAATAGAATATTACTGGGGTCTTTCATCTCAGACAGAGTACGCAATAAAATGTGATAGCTGTGGGCACTGGAACATCTTAGATGAGCGAAATGTGGCAAAAGAAGGACTAGTGTGTTCAAATTGCCATAGCAAACTTAATTTAAGTAATGGACAGTGGGTTAATACAAAGCGTGATTTCACATTTAAGGGCATTAGAATACCTCAATTAATTGTTCCGTGGATTAAATGGAAAGATATATGGGAAAAGCATGAGGAATACTCGTCAGCACAGTTCTATAACGAAGTATTAGGAATGCCATATGAAGATGCAGCACGACCATTCACAAAAGGCGATCTGATTGCTGCATGTGAGAACAGGCCATTTCTTAATGGTTTCGATGGGCAATATTTCTCTGGCGAACGATTGTACCTTGGCATAGACTATGCGCCAGGTGGAACAATGGGTGATACAGCCTACACGGTTGTTGTAATAGGTGGCTTTGTAGGTGATGTGTTTAAGGTAGTATATGCTAAACGATATAAGGGAATTGAATCGGATTTAACAGACGTTGCAGAGGATGTTGTCAGATTAGTCAAACAATTTAATGTAGCACTTGTTGGTGCAGATTGGGGTATTGGCAGTGGCGGCACTAACCAATTGCTTAGAAAGATGTTAGGTTCTGCGGAAAGAGTAGTAGAGTTTTACCATTCTGGCTCACAAAATGCATTGATTAAGTGGGACTCACAAGGATACAAATTTACACTAAACAGAACAGATGCAATGTCGACGGTAATGCTCAAGATCAAAGAGAAGAAGATCACATTTCCAAAGTGGGAATACTGGGAACCGTTTGCCGATGATTTCTTGAATATATATCAAGACTATTCTGAAGCGTCCAGAAGAATTATATACGATCACGAATCTACCGATGATACGTTCCATGCACTACTATTTGCATATTTTGTTGGACTAATGGAAAAAGGAATGTTAGACAAATACTTTTCAAAGGTAGTTTGAGGAGGTGTAAAAATGGAAGATTTAAGTGATCTTGCTCTAGAAGCAGCAGAGCGTTACACGTTAACAGGCGAGCCTCTAAGCAAGATAATAGCAAATATAGCGCTTAGGGAAGCTTTAACTACGGAACAAATAAAAAGAGTAGTTGAGAATGCTAATAGGGCGGTCTTTGCAAAGCTATTTTCAAACGGTGTTCACGAATTTGATATAGCCAAGCTAGAAGATGTGTTATCTGTCTTACATGACAACGGTGGCGTGGAATCCAACGATAGCATACCAGAAAACGAAGAAACCGAATACAATCTAGATGGGCTGGAGGGAATCAATATGGATGACAACGCTTTGAATTTATTTAGGGAATTCTTTGGTGTATCTGAAGAGGAAGCTTCCAAACTTAACAAAAAACCGGAGGATGACTCAACTATTGTTATAAAGCTTACTAAAATCAAGCAGGCTGCAGAAGAACTCAAAGGTGCAAATCAAGAGTTTGAACTAGACTACAATACGCTTGTAAAACAAATTAGTCAAGCGTTAAAGTACCTAACACCATCTAAGCTGCAAGTTGAGCTTCTTAAGCGTATACCAAAGGGCGTTAATAGAACGGAATATGAGCAAGTGATAAGGCAAGCAATAAGCGATGCGCAACAATTAATTCAGCAGAATCCAGATTCGTACGTACACACAAAGGTTTCGGCATTTGGTTCTAATCGTAAAAACAACCAATCACCATTTACTCAAAGAGACTTTGAAGAATATGTTCCAATAGCTAAGCCAACTGATCGAGACTATAATGACTATCTTGACTCGCTAAAAGCTGTTACTTCAAACTATAGAGATGATAAGTCTCTGTATGCTCTACGAGAAGACTTGACAAGCAATATACCGGAAACTATTCCTGAACAAGACAGAGATACATATAAGAAACTGATCCACCAAATGATTATGGAAGCAAGATCACTAAATAAAACGCGGAGTGCGTTATTAGAAGGGAAAAAGCCTGGTGAACAAAATGTTTTGGATTTAGATAATCCCGACCATCTAATTTTGATCAACCAGCTTGCTGGCGCTCTCAATTCACCTAATTTTAACGAGGAACAACTCAGGAAAAAAGTAGTTGATCCATCACAGCCTGACAGCGATGTAAATGCATTAGTGTTGGAAGAAGCACTTAACAAAGCTAAGTATTTAGTTAACAAGTATCCTGACACATTTAGGAAGCAACCTAAGCAAGCATCTCTCAGGGATATACTCACACAAACGAAGTTATCGGCAGTTGGTTTAGGGTGGAAAGCGAAAGGGCCCCAGCCATTCATGTCTTCGCACGTTTATGACGCACTAAGGTTAGCAATAGATCCCAACGACCCATTATACGATCCTGAATTGAAGGACCTATTGGAAATTGCCCCGACGGACGAAGATTTAGAAGAATTTAGGAAAGATATGTTTACTCCAGCAAAAGGAGATGCTCCTAAGTCTGAATCAGAAAGAGCCGAATATCAAACTTACGTTGATAACCTAATCAACGAGGGAAAAAGATACAATAGAATGCGAGAAGAGTTGCTGAAAGTATACGATCCAAAGAAAACAAAATACTTGCATCCAAATGTTCCTGACGACTTGTTGCTTATCGGTAGGATTGCCGATGCACTTAACAATTTTGAGGGTAATGAAAAGAAATTGAAAGAAAAGGTACTTAATTCTCTTAATCCTTGGGATCGCGACTATAGAGACCAAGAAAGAATGCTTAATGAGGCAATCTACTATGCAAAACATTTAAATAATAAGTCTCCTAAAACATTCAAGAACCAAAACATTCAGACACCTAAGCAAGCAGCTGACGTCAATTCGATAGCCAACATTATATATACTCAAGGCGACAAGTCTATAATGAAAGTAGCATCGCTAATTTGGCAAAACGATGTATCCCCACAAGATATAATAGATGCAATGCACGCAACATATCGAACAAGCGCGTTTGATAAATACATCGTCAAAGCGGCACAATACGCAATTAAGTTATCAAAGAATGCAGGAGTACCAGATGATGTCGTTAACAAAATTGCAAGTACTGCTGCTGATACCATTGCATCATTAAATGAATTTAAGAAAAAAGCTGAACGATTGAACAATCTAAAATTAGAAGGTCAAGAGGCCCCAAAAAGAGACAATAGACTATTCACGGCTGGAGTTTTACCAAATGGACCGAGTATCGGTTTAGGGCCAAAGACGCCAAGCTTTGAAGAATATGCAAAAAGTGATCAGGCAGACCCAGATTATGTTACATTTGTTCACGAACTAGCAAATACGTTTGAGAACTATAAACTGGATCCAAGTGAAGTAGGTTCATATCTACTTAGATACCCTCCAAAAAATGTTAGTAGGTCAAAATACAGGAAGACTGTTAATCAGGCAATTGCTGACGCCAAGAATGTACAAGCAAGAAAACGTATTTTAAATAGTCAAAGTGCACAAAGTCCTTATTTGCCTCTACAAAAGAAGGAATCAGCACTCAATCAAAGTGAAACATCTAACCAAATGGATAAACTACAGCCAGAAAAGGATCCTGCCTTAAAGGAATTGATGGATAATTGGAAGACTGAAAGAGTACTACTTAGATTACAGGCAGATTGGATTAACTCTATCCCTAAAAACAAAGATAGCAAAATACGTGCGTTGGCTGTTAAACAATCAATCAGAGAAGTAAACAGAGCAAACATAGATTCCGAGTTATTTCCACACATAGGGCCAATTGTTCCTAAACGACCAACTAAACAAGATTCGAACCCGATCAAATTTGATCCTAATATACTTAAAGGAATAAAGCAATCGTCAATTCACCAAGGCAGTGATATCCAAGGATGGTTTCCACAATACAGCGAACACTATAAGACAGCTGGCAGATTATTATTTGACACCTATCTAATCACTAAACTGGTCAAGAACGCTGGTAATAATGGTCGATTAGTTGATCGTGCAAAAGGAATTTGGTCAAAGTGGAATAAGACAGTTGTAAATCCAGTCAAAGATTGGTATTCCGCCCATCAATACAATACTCAATTTAACCGTGGTGTGCAGAAAACGGTTGGAACAATGGCTAAAACGTATGAGGTGGTCGACGCTCTTATGAAAAATGACATCAAGAAAGTTAAAAAATTGTTGCGCTGATAAGGAGGAAATCGTTATGGCTGAGCAAAAAGAGATATTGAAAAATGCTGGTACATATCTATTTGATGTTTACACAGTAAAGCGAATAAATATGTACAAGGAAGCAGGGCTGGGTTCGTTTATCGGAGCAGCAGCCAAGAAATATATTTTGCCGTCTCTCAAATGGGTTGGAAAACAAATAGGCAAAGGCGTTAGCGGTGCTGTGGCGAAAGTGAAGCAAGATTATACTACAAAGTTAAGACCAAGAATAGCGTTATACCAAACATATTCTGCAGCAAATAAAGCATACAAATTGGTTGACAGAGCAGTTAATCCAGAAGAGCGACAGGGTCCGAGCCTTTAAGCGGTAGAAAGGGGTGTTAAGTGAATATGCCAAGAAATATAATCACAAAGCTTGCAGAACTAATGGATAAGAAGGCACAAAGCTATTTGAAAACACTGAATGGCCCGGTGATAATGAATACAATTGCAAAGGTAAAGCAGAGAAATCCTAATTGGGACGACAGTTTTCTATTAAATAGCATTTCAACGATTGGGATATATGCCCCTTCCGTGCTGTTGGACCCCAATCTAACATACCAGGTAGTCAGAAGAATAGATATGTATGGTGGTGTTGAGCCAACACTTATTAAGGAATTGCAGGACATCGAACACAGTATGAAGAGTATACAAACGCCAAACAGATGATTAAAATTCCTGCAACCGCCAATAAAAGGGGGCATAATAATGATAAGCAAGATAGTTTCAAATAGTTTTGATTGGGGTGAGCCTGGCGTTCAACTTGCCAATTATTATTTGCCAAACATCAAAACTGCAGCGTTGCCTGAGGCAAAGAAATATTTAGATTCCTTGAAAGCAGATGATGAGAAGTTCTATGTCTTGGTTGTTGCGCTAGGCGCTGGAGAATATTGGGGTTCAAACAAAAATGGTGACTATTTTCCAGAATCTGAATTAATTAATAGTTACAGAACATTTGAACAAGGTCACGCGTTTATTCAACATCAAAACAGTGATCCACAGAATGCTGTTGGACGTGTACTAAAGGCTTTCTGGAATGACAAGATGAAAAGAGTGGAATTAATTGTTGAAGTCTCACGCAGTAAAGCAAGTGATATTCTTGAAAGATTAAAGAACGGTGAGACGATAGATGTCTCAATGGGTTGTAAGGTGGATTATGATGTTTGCTCAATATGCGGTCACAAATCAAAAAATCGATTAGAGTATTGTTATCACTTAAGAAGCCAAATGAATGCAATATTACCCGATGGCAGGCAAGTATACGCTATAAACCCCAATCCGGTATTCTTTGATATATCTTTCGTAAGAAGAGGCGCAGACCCAACAGCGAAGGTGCTCGAAAAAGTTGCAAGTGTTAGACAGAAGCAAGCTGAGAAGAAGCAATCTGAAATAGAGAAAGAAGTTGATGCACAGGGCACGAAACTAATTGCTGAGCGCTCAAGCGATTGGTACAATCAGATAGAACAAGCAATATTAGAGTCACAAGACATGCCATCACAATTATTAGAAGAGTTATGTGAATTCCCACTAGGCGATGTTGTTACGACTTTTACATTGCTAGGTGTTCCGTTAAAGCCAAATGAAATCGCAAAATTAGTTGGAGCTTTGCAATATTTGCAACCTGACAAGCAAGTGTTAATTCAGTTAATGCGTGGAAAATTTGAACCAAAGATAGCAGAGCTTGCATCAGATGTAATAAAGAAAAGAAATTTGTATAAGTTAAGCAAATGTGATGTCAAAAAGACTGCATCAGAAGGAATGAATAGTAATATATATTATGGAGCATATAAAGAAGCCGCAGACGATACATTAAATGCTGTTTCAACTTTGCCAGCAGTAAAAAGGAGGAGATTGATTGGTGAGATTTTGCGTACTCTTCGCGACATCTTTGCGGGCTTGGGCATTATGTACTTAGTGTTGGAATTAGAACGTGATTACAAACTTATGAAGGCTCGATCTAGCATGGGGTTAGAGCAGGATGAGTTTACACCTTATAATTGGTTCAGAAGGAAAACACTATAACTATATTCGTATTCAAAGGGAGGTATTCATAGTATGGCAAAACAGTATAAAGCTGTGGATAGTTTAAAAGAATTTATGAAGGAAGCAAATGTTCAACCAAAGCAAGATATGGTCAAGTCTGCTGCAGAGCAAGAATTGTACAACCAAGGTGTTATTTTTGGTAAAGGCATGGCTGAGGGATTCTTGACAAAGATAGCTGAAGAAATAGAACAAGAGCTTCAACAAGTTCAAGAACAGCCTGCGGCAGTAGGTGGAGTCCCAGCGCCAGAAGCGCCAACAGTAGCACCGCAACAAGTACCAGCAGAACCATCTTCAGATGAGCTCGCACAGTTAAAAGAATATTTCAGACAACTTACGCCTGTTCAACTTGCTCAATGGTTACTCCAGCAACCACCTGAAATAATTGATGTTATTGATCAAGACGCAGAACTTTCTTCTATGGCGCAAGAAGCATTGGCGGTATTTGAAAAAGAACTAGAAAACATGCCAGTACCACCAGAAGTAGCCGACTCTGTAGATAACGTAGAAAGCAAACTTCAGTAATTGGGCAGGTGGTGATCAATGACACCATTCATTGCCCAACAAGTTTTAACAACGCTTAAGAAAAATGCTAATCTCGGTGTAATTTTGCCTGCTATTGATGCAACATCTAAAGTAATGAACATAACAGACAACTACAGTGCAATGCAAGCAGCAAACGAAGAACAGGAAAAACGCGAGAAGATGTTAAAGGCCATGATACTCCTTCAGGCTATGGCGGATAATAAAAAGAATGTGCCAGAAGTTAATCAAGAAGAGGTAATGAAGCTCTCAGCTATGGATCCAGTTCTAACGGCACACGCTAAGAAGGCAAGCGAGCAATCTGATACTTCGAAAAGTCAATTAATTGAGTCTTTGCTTACGAAGAAGATGAAGTTAGGTTCGAGCCCAGAGGAGATAGTTAAATTTGCCGCAGAAGTGTCCAACAAGAGCGCCAATGAACTAAAGAAGTTGGATGAACAGTTAAATTGGAAACTTGCAACTCGCGAACTGGAATTTGGTACTGCGGAAGGTAGTAAGCCGTTGCATGCTGAAAACATATTGGAAGAATATATTCTCAGGAGGGCTAACCTTTTGTGAAGGAATTCCATAATAACGTACTCAGTGGCCTGAATATATACAAGATATTTACTCGCAGTCTTTCAGTCACAACAGACCCAGCTAGTATCTCTGAATTTTTGTGGGTAGCGCTCGATTCAGTAGGCGGTGTGATTTTGCCACCATACGATGGCTTTTTCCCAGTTTATTTGGTGCTCTCTACAAGGATGAGTGAACCTTCAACAAAATCAGCAAATGCAGTGTCACTGATGTACGGCAACATGCGAATTATTACCGACAAAGTCCTTATGCCAGTTCAACCAGGCGATTTACTCTATTCTTCTACGACGGGTTATCTGAAAACATTAGCTACACCTGGCAATGCGAGGCCAATAGGAATTGTGGAGCAAGTAATAGACTCAGTTAGGCCAATAGTCATAGCTTCGTTTCAAACCATCGAGTACAACAAATGACAAATTTTAATTACGGAGGCGCGATACTATGTTTGAAAATCTAAGCGGAATGGATAAAGTAATACTTTTCAGTCTCCCGGTCAGTCTCCCGGTTGCAACTGGGCAGGAACTGTTCCCGGGTGCAATGGTAACTGTGGATAATAGTGGGAAGGTTATTTTGGCAACTACGAATAGCACACCTTGGTATATCTGTATCAGTGATTCGCAAGAGCCAATGGTGAAAGCGGCAGGGACAGTAGCACTAATAGCGGGCGATGCAAGATGTTTGACAGATAATTTTGTAGAAAACGCTGAATTAGAAGTCGGTACAGAGCTTGCAATAGCACCTGGTGGAAAGCTTAAAGTAGCCACAACACCTACACAAGGCGTAAAGGACATTGTGGTTGGCTATGTAGAGCATGTGGTTTCAGAATCTCCACTACAGGCTATTGTGAGAATGTTCTAAACAGAATGTTTCCTAAGTTAGAAACTTGACGATGAGTTAATATATGGAGGTGTAATGGCATGCTTGATATTTTAACAGGACTTGACAAACTTATACTTTTCAGTCTCCCACTTGCAAGTGGAGTTACTGTCTTTCCAGGCGCAATGGTAACTGTGAACAACAAAGGAGAGGTTATACTAGCGACTGCGTCTGCAAATAAACCTTGGTATCTTTGCATTAGTGACTCAGAAGAACCAATGGTAAAAGCAGCAGGGACAGTAGGACTTATACTTGGCGATGTCAGATACAAGACGGATAATTTTGTTACAGGAGGCACATACACATATTCAGTTGGTACACCCCTTACATTAGCAGCTGGTGGAAAACTTAAGCCGGCAGAAGGATCGGATGTCATTGTTGGATATATTGAACAGATCATTTCTGCAAATCCAGTGATAGCTATTGTAAGAGGATTCTAATTAGACCATAACATTCGGGGGTGACTTTTTGTGGATCAGAAATCTAAACGCCTTAACGAGGCTTTCATTAGCCTAACGAAGAATGCAGAAGAAATGGATGCAATTAAGGATATGGCGCAAACATACTTGAGACAGAAGATAAGAGAAGATTCGTTTTTCCGCTTGATTTTACCGCCTCAAATTGTGAGTAGAGCGGAAACGGTAAGGTCAACTAAGCATCGTAGTGTCGTCATGATAAAAGATATTGAACCTGATACACCAGCAGCGATACCAATTGACTTCCGCGGCAGCACAGAGGCACAATACATCGTTGGCGACAGGTATGAAATACCCTTTATGCAAATTTCTTCTAAGGAAATGCAGATCAAACAGTATGAGTTGCTTTCATACGAGATGCCAATAACTGATGTAATTAGGCAACATACAGAAAAAGAAATAGCTAAAGCAGAGGATAAGGCATTTATGAATGCAGTTGCAGCAGCTCTAACGATCTCCGGCAACACAAAAACGTGCATACATGCATCAACAGAACCATATGTAAACAAGAAAGATTTGGCGGAATTATTCAAACTGCATGATAAAAAGCAACTAAAGTCAACGTATTTGTTGGTTCCTCTTGCAATGTATGAAGACATCGTTGCGTGGGATTACTCGTTACTTGGCAATGAGCTTATCAAAGAGGTAACGATCGGAGGATATTCTTATCCAACTTTGATGGGCAGGCAAATTATAGTTACGAATAAGAGTGACCTTGTACCTGACAACGTTGCATATGCATTTACATCACAAGAATATCTTGGCCATTCGTTCTTACTTGAAGAAGACCTTGTATTTGACATGATTCGTGAATACGATCTTTTCAGATTCAAGGGTTGGGAATTAATAGCAGCTGGCATAGGAAATGCAAATGCGGTTGCTAAGTTGGTAATTCAAACTACTACTTAACGTGAATGTGGAAGGGAGGGAGAGCCTAATAGGCTCTGACTAATATGAAGGTAAAAAATTTGACAAGTGGTACATTAATGGATACTAAAACGGGTTTGGTATTTCAAAGAGAACAAGTATTAGAAGTTTCATATGAATTTGAAGAACGCATGAGGGAATTAGCAAGAGCAAATCTAGTTGAAATTCTCGAAGACAATGCAAATGCAGTACAAGAAGCTCCAGCGGTTGATGTTGTTCCTGTAGTTGAGGACAATTCACCAGAAGTGGAAGTTAACGAATTGATACCAGAACAGCCAGCTGAAGTTCAACCTGTTGAAGAACCCAAAGAAAGCGAACTGCACGAAAAGAAACAACAAAAAAAGAACAAATGAATATTGCCTGCGGGGGCGCATGCCCCCAATGGCTTTTAGTTTAGGGGGCTGTATAATTTGGCTTTAACTACCTCAACAAACGGCGTAGTAAGTGTTAGCGCAGAGACTTCTCTTTATGGTATTGTTAAAACGACATATAACGGTGAAACCAAGCAATCTGCATATGTTGATGCTGGCTTTTGTTCTACTGCAGACTCCTTTTCTGAATTGTTCATATATCCCCCAATGGTTTATACAAGCGCTCAAACGGTTGTGGCTACATCTAATCCAGAGTTAGAGTGCTTCTATGAGCTGTTGGATGAATATAAGATGTTTCTCTCAAAATTTCCAGAACTAGTGTCTGATACGAATACATTACTCGTATCATTATCGCTCGCCCTACAGCAAATCAACGAATTTCCACCTATATTCACAGAATTAACTCCATGCCAAATAAAAGACGAATCTATGATGCTATTCTATGGAGCTGCCGCACAATTGTTTGAAACGATGGCAATTAAAGAAGCTCTTAACTTTGTAGCGCCCACAATTGATTCTTCAATTAGTATGCAGGGTACTCATCTCAATGAATATCTGAATCAGGCTAATTATTATTATACTAACTTCCACGCGCTCGCCACTCAATATAAGTATAAGTTAAATATAAATGGACTGTACATAACACCCATGAGGCCATGGTGGTGACATATGGGGAATAATTTTCTAATGCTTAAATTGCTTAAACTTGCTGCCGCAAAGTCAAGCAGAAAGTGGGAAGGCAAGACACCAAACTATGCTGTAGAGTCTTTGAAAGATATCCCAGAGAGTGAGCAGGATAGCTATACTTGGCGTAGGAAAGTCGTATATGACAAGCAAGGCCACAGACACGTTATAAACTTAGCTTGCCGTGGTGGTAAGTGTCAGGCAACTAGTATATGGCATCCTAAAAGCGAACCGATGGCACAAAAGGCAAGAAAAAATCTTAAACAGCTCTGAGGTGTTATGTGATTAGAGTATATCCTACGGCAACTGGCAGAATAATAAGATGGTCTGAATCAGATAATGCTGTAACTTTAGAGCGAAGTATACATTCGCCTAGTAACTTCTCACCAATTGCTGACGTAGTTGGACGCATTGTGTACTATGATGATCAGTACATTCCAGAAGCGCTTAATGATATGATCTGGTATCAACTTGTAGCTCAGGATGGAAAAGTAATTGGGCCGGCCAGAATAGTAAACTTGCAAGATAAACTTGCAGAGGCTATGGCAGATCGAATTAGACAGCACGTTGAAGGATTTGGCGTACCAATAGCCGTTGTACAAGTAAGAGTAGGCGGGAAAAAATGCAGTCGTTGCTTTAGTACCAGCACAAACAAGACTGTTGATCGAATGTGCCCTGTGTGTTATGGCACTGGTTGGGAAGGCGGATATTTTGAACCTGTATTTACGAAGGCTATTAAAGTTCAACAGTCTGAACGAACCCTTAAATCAATTACACCAGTAGTTCAATTTCCAAACGCAAGTGTTTTGGTTCTTTCTTCTGATGTGCCAGTTTCACCGAAGGACATAATTGCAGACTTCCAAACTGGCGGTATATACAGAGTTCAAAGTGTCAAAGAAACAATCGAACGTAACACCGCGCTTTCTCAAACTGTAATAGCAACTTTATTGCCATTAGAAGCACCAGAGTATTCACTGCCAGGTCTGAAGGACTACGAATACAAGCTAGAGAACATACCTGGCTCAAAGGCACAAACTAACAATTGGGATCCAGATGTGTTCTTAGGCAATTCGATAAAGGAAAATTAAAAAAATGATTGCGCCAACAATTAAAGTAAGCTCAGGCAAAAATATATTAATTTACAACATAGACTTCAACGAGATGGATATTCCAACAATCAATTATTTTATGTCTTCCTTCAAAAATAGTCTCGCTGAAGTTCTTGCATCACAGAGATACTCACAGAAATTCATTGATACAGTTTTGAATAACACAAGCGTTGATGCAACTCCAAAATCGATTAGAATCACGATAAAGAATGAGGTTATGCCAACTGTTGAACTTGGCAGGCAAGAGAAAACAATGTATTATCTGCGAGGAAAGACTGTACCAATTAATAGTTTTGGTAGAATTATCTTTAGGAAGGTAACTGAGCGTTCACTGTTACGTGGCAAATGGCGACAGCGCAGAGTTGAGGGGAAAAAACTGGTTCGTGGTGCTATAGTAAATACACTTCAAGAAGCGGTTATGTATACGAGAATGTTTTCCCCAGAGGCGAGGAGTGCAACTGAATGGATAACAAGGAGCTTACAAAATTTATTAGTTTCCAAGAGAAAATCACCTCAATGATAAAATCCTTCTTGGAGTTCCTAATAGAGCAACATACAACATTAGAACTCGAGAAGGAAGTTGTTATACGTGTTGAAACTAACGATGTGTACATTGACCTTCCAAGATATATTACTTTAGTTATAGACCAGCCAAATATGTCACTTGTACAAATAGCAGACCCTAATGCAGCTGGGGCATTGAAGTATCAATCAGGCATACATACATTCATGGTTACAGGGAACTTTACAGTGCATGTAGTAGCGAAGAACGAACCGACCGCACAAAGGCTTTCTAGCTTAGTATTTTTAATTTCGCTCACTCAACAAGCAGGATTCATGAAACATGGTTTTAATGAATTAGTTCCGGTATCAATTGGCAGTACTATAGTAATCAATCCCGAGGAGATGCAGGAGGTGTGGTTTGATGTGCCAGTGACATTTCAATATACAACGACAATGGGAGCGATTATAGAAGAGCAGTTGGGTAATATAAATAAAGTCAAGTTTAATATATTGGACGGGGAAAATACAATTCTTAGCCAAATTGATTTAAATATTTGAGGAGGTGTCTAAATGGCTTACACGAGACCTGGAGTATATGTGTACCAGAACTTTACGGAAACGCCAGTCGTAAATGAAATGCCGCCAAGATTTGTTTCCGCGGTCTTGGGGACTTGTTATCCTATAGTAGAAGGTGATGATGGATTAGTTACTACTGCGGCGAACCCATTTCAACCCACATCAAGCAGTACAGACAAAGTGTATTATACACTACCTGGCTTTGATATGGTTTTTGATACGCTTTCAGCAACGGACTTTAAGGTGTTCTTAGCACCGGTTGGTGGTTTGGAACCTATTAGGCCAAACTATTTCACCAAGCAATACCTAGAAGGTATGGGAGTATCATATCCATATTTGGGAAAAGTTGCAGATATCACTGCCGCTTGTACATACAATGAAAATTCGGCAAAAGGCGTCATAGAAGTGGCAAGGAACATTCCTAGTGGGTTATATACGGCATATAACGGATTTGGCACTATTGATATAAACAAGACGTACAGGGTATATATAGAATATCGTGCTCACAGAAAGCCGACGGCACTGGTAACAGAAACATTCACTCAAGTTGGTTTGAAAAATTTGAAGCTGAAATACACAATAGATTCTGCGGGCACTGTAACTGTTAAAAAGAGTGGAACTACTCTTAGTACGTCCGAATATCAAGTCAACAGAGATGCAGGACTCATAATATTAACCAACGCAATAGCTTTAACTGAAACGATAACGGTTGAATACACTGCAGTTAATCCTATTTACCAAAGCCGCGTTAAAGTTACTGGTTTGGGTGATGTTCAAAAGTACTTTGGTAAACCGCACCCATTAAATCCAATAGCAATGGGCCTTAGTCTCGCATTGCAAACTGCTAATAGCGCATTATATGGTATAGCAGTGCGCCCGTATGCAACAGGAGTAACCAAAATGAATACAACTGATTTAGCAACTGCATTAGAGAAGATTAATACTAAAGAAGTATATTCCATAGCAGTAATGGATAGCGCAACAAATGTTGGCTTAACAGTAAATGATTTTGTACACGCGGCGTCAGAGCCAAATAAGTCAAATTTCAAGATTGCTATGCTAGGGTTTGATTATACAGATAGCACAGAAACTGTTAGTGACTTAAGAGCTAAGGCAATTGCGTACGAGAATCCTAGAATAAGACTACTGGCAAATAAAATAATTTATGTGTCTTCGGATATAGAAGGTGGATTCCCTCTCAATGGATATTATTACTCGGCAATATACGCAGGGCAAGTTCAAAGCCTTATGCAGACTGCACCGCAAAGGTCTCTTACAAACTCAATGCCGCCTTTGCTTGTAGATGCAAGATTTAAACTATTCTCAGATCCACACTTTACTGATGATGAACTTGGTCAACTTGCCGATGCGGGCCTTTGGGTTTTGGTTAAGGAATTGGATAAGGTACTTGTCATGCATCAGCTAACAACAGCCGAATCTAATTACAGTACAAGAGAAGACTCGGTAATACGTGCTCTTGATTACTTTACTGCGACACTTAAAGAAAAATCCATTTCACTTATTGCAAATAGCACAGTTACTCAGAAATGGATAGATAATATATTTAAACCATTGATAAACGAAACTATAAAGCAGTTAATCGACAGTGGAGTTGCTGGTGAAGGAA